TACCAAATACTTCCAAAGATGCAACAGTTATTTTTTGGTTGATTTGAAGATCATCAGCAACAGTATCAGTATTGGCATCAGCAACATCATTATCAAAATCATCTTTGCTAGCATATACTTTACCTGTTCTTTTATTCTTTATTTCTTCCTCAGCTTTTGCTGGATATACGGGAACTTCTTCACCGTTTACTATAATAGTTTTTTGTGTCATTGTTTTCTTCCTTGACGGTTATATGGTTTATAACATCTTTTCTTATGTTTGTTAAGACTCTTTGTGTGACGTCTTGGACGTTTTCTAGGCTTAGGCCTAGGTGTAAAATTTACAAATTTTTGTCTAGCCATTTTCTTGTGATCTATCTATCAACGCATAACTTACAACACCTGTAATTTCATTTGCAGTCCCTGCTTGCATTTTTAAAATATCACTAGCTTCCATATTTAAACTCGATGCAATTAAATTTACAAAACCTGCAGATAAACTATCATGTGCTATTTCAACATCAGATCCTCCTGATTTTTGAATAAAAGCATCTACTTGAACAGTACCTGCAGCTTGATGGGATGTTTGTAATGATTTTACAATAATAGTTGCATCTGAGGGACAAGTTAAAACAGTTGTTTTGTCCGTTGTAGTTAAATTAAATGTTGCACTTTTGTATCTTATTGTCATGACATAAAGTAATTAAACGCATCTTGTTCATTTTTCAAGTCCTGCTGATAAGATGTATTTAATTGATTCTCCACTGTTGCTATTGCTTGGTTAATTTGTCTAAATCCTTCTTCAGTATATTCTTTCGGTGGTTCAGGCACATATACGTTAATCTTTGCCATTATCTTCTTCCGTCAACATTTATATCTGCTTTAAATGTTCCAAAACGCCATGTTTCATCATTAGCAGTATTTTCAATTTTTAAATTAGCAAGTCTTCCTCTAGCTCTTGTATCAATTTTTTTAGTAGATGAACTTATTGTAAAAGGACCTAGCTGAGATGAAGAACCTTGATCAATAGGAAAATCTTTTAAGAAAATAGTAATTATTGCATTACCTTGTAAATTTTTAAAATCTGGTAAAAACCTACTAATTCTCATTAAATATTCACCTTCACCATCTACAGGTAAATCAAAATCTCCTGACTGTATAAATGCTGGAATAGGTGTTTCACTTCCATCAAGATCAACTACATTAGTTCCTGTTTCTTGTGCAAAATATTTAGTAGCTCCAAATTTATTAGTTGCACCACTTAAATTAGTAAAGTTTGGTATAGCTGTAGAATTATATTCTGTAGCATAAGGTAAATCATAAGTAGATGCATCGTGGTACGTGCTTCGTGCAAGTGTCATAATTGACCAAGTATTCTCAACATAATTATATGTAACAGATCTATTGTTTTGTGATGAAGGGTTAGTTAATGGTTTTCCTGCAGGATAAAACCAAACTATCTCATTAAATAATGAATTGTGTGATGCATAAATAATTTCATTAGAAGAATAGTTAACACCAATATTAGTGCCTGATGTGGTAAATACAAAGTCTTCTACTAATGATGGTAATAGTTTTACTGTACCATCAAACTTAAAAAATCCTCCACCTGTACCCATCCAGAACACCTGACCATCTGCATAAACTACAGCATGCTGCCCTATACATCCACAGTTAGAACCGACCTGTCTTATTGAAAATGTAAATGGAGGCCCTACAAACTGCATTGTATATGCTGCTTGATCAGTCAAGATTAAATTATAGTCTTTACCTGATACAGCAGCTACGATTTTGTTTCCTGTATCAAGTCTAAATGTTCCTGCAGTATTTACAGAAGTAGGTTCATATTCACTATAATTTTCTTGGTCACTAAAACGAATAAACATTGGATCTTGAGTACTAGTATTACCAATTGTTGTTTCAGTTCCAAAATGCACTACGTGTCTATCCCTGTCTGAAACAATTGTTAATCTAGAAGCAGTAGGTGCTCCTGTCATTAAAGTAGCTCTAGTATCTAAAGGATTTGCTGCACCAGCATCCCAAACAAATGTTTTACCATCTTTAATAGTAGCTATTAATTGTTGACCAAAATTATCTAAAGACCATGAACCTGGATCAAGAATAACTTGAGAAGAAGTACTTCCTTGACCCCATGCAACAGTACCCCATGAGCTTGTACCCCAACCATAACCATAAGTTTGAATGGTAGGACCTATCTCTACATAAGGATCTATTTGTGCAGAACCCGTAGATGACATAGGTGTTCCTGTTTCTGTCGTTTGCATAGTTATAGTAAATGTTCCTGTAGTAGGAACTGTTAATATTTCAAATGTAAAACTTGTAAAATCTGTTGCAACAAAAGATGATGTACCTGGTATAGTAACACTTGAAAAAGTTATAAAGTCACCGACCTCTAAATTATGTGTAGCCTTATTTACTGTAACTGTGCTTGAGCTTGATGTTGAAGTAAAAGTAGCTCCTGTAATAGCTGTATCAAGCGGTGTGATATCATAGAATGCATCTTCGTAATAAATATATAATGCTTTTGAAGTCCCTAATGCAGCATACTTTCTACCCTCTAAATCATTCCAGCAATGTTGTGCTCTTGCAGGTCCAGCAATTGTCTTTTGACCAATAGCTTGAAAACCACCTATCTTTTCAGGTTGTCCATATCTAAATCTTACAAAATCCCCATCAATCCATTGTCCTTCTGCTCCTGACGGTGTATCTGATTTATTAAGACCTGGTACTATCTTTACATTTCTTAATGGCATGCAACCATTTTACAATACTTTATAGCTTCTTCCAAGTAGATGGAGATGGAATGTTATGCTCAGATTTAACGCCTGCCTTCATTGTAAGCATAATATCCCCTGAAATTGATATCCTAGGGGTGTCTTTTTCGTTTTTTCCTGTTTCGTGAAATATCATAGATGGAAACACAACTAAGTTACCTGATTGTGCTGGATACTCAGCTTTAGCAAAATTAGTATTATCCCACTTTGTAAAGTAAGGATCTCTTCTTGGAACATTTAAACCTACCTTGTGAGCTTCATCATCTAAGAAAAAAAGATTTCCTTGGTCTTTTGCTTGTACATAATAAACAAAAGAATAGTGACTACTCATATGTCTATGATAAGAAATAAATTGATCTTTTGTAGAATAGGTAGCCCAAGATTTAGTAATATAAGCTTCAAACAATTCTGTGTTATAGTTTTGTAAAAGTATTGCACCTTTAATACCTTGTTCTATTTCTTTAAATAGATTAGAAAATCTTTTATCTAAATGTAGATTATCATCAATTGACTGTAATTCTTTTGGTTTTATGTCCGTGGTTCGTGAGTATTGGGAGTTGGTTGCTGTTATATTTTTTGATATAATAGGTATAATTTTTTTATTTATTTTTTCAAAATTCTTGATACTTGAAATATAAATTGGATATCCAAACCATTTAGATATGTTTGCCATGAAGGCACTATACTAACTTACTTTTAAAAATCTATATTTAATTTCACCATTACCACCATCACCTCCGTGGCCTGTAACACTTTCATTTCCGTATTGAGCACCACCTCCACCGCCACCTGAACCTCTTGTACCATCTGACCCACCTGTCGATCCACCTTGAGGAGAACCTGCTCCACCTGATACGTTACCAGCGTATGAATCACCTCCGTCAAATCCACCAATTTGACAGTTGTCACCACTACAGTTTCCAGATCCTGATAAATCTCCTGCAGCTCCGTTACCTGATTGATTAAATGAACCTACTGGTCCTGATGTGTTTGTAGTAACAGCTTTTGTTGTACCATCACTATCTCTAAAATTACCCGAAGTAATTGCAGTGCCTCCAATTGATGCTGAACCTGCAGTTCCTGCTGTACTAGTTCTTAATGGTCCTTGAACTCCTCCACCTGTACCTGAAGATCCACCGCCAGCACCAAGTGTAAATATAGATCCAGCTGATGACCCAGATAATGTAGTATTAGTTCCAGCTGAGGCTATTTTTGGTTGACCAAAGTTTGCAGTTTGGTTTCCTCCTGCTCCACCAGATCCAATAGAATACGAAATTGTTTCTCCTGATGTTACTGAAAATATTTTATCTGATACGTAAGCTCCTGAACCACCTCCAGCTCCTGCAGATTCTCCACCTGCTTTATCGTAACTTACACCACCAGCAGCTCCACCACCGCCTCCTACTGCAAATTGAATATGAATAGCGTTAGCTTGATCTGGAACTGTAAAACTTCCTGATCCTGAAGATAATGTTGTAAAAGCAGTTGCTTCAAAAGCACTAAATACTAATTCCCATGTGCCAGAATTTTTTGCGTAAACTTCATCTACTTCTTCCCAAGTTCCAGATACTTTAGCGTATACTTGATCTGCCTCTTGGAAAGTTCCTGAAACTTTACCATAAGTATTAGCCATTTAATCTCCTATGAATATTTAAACCAGATGTCGCCATCATTACCACCTGATGGAGAAGAAGTGCTTATCGTAAATTTTCTTTGAAGTTTTGCAGCTGTTACTGCATCATTTACTATTTGAACTGTGTCTACAGCATCGGCAGCTACTTTCGCGTTAGTCACAGCATCGTCTACAATTTGATCTGTGTTTACAGCATCGTTAGCTAGTTTATCGTTATTTACTGCATCATCAGCAATTGAAGCTGTGCCAATAGTGCCTCCTAAAGTATCTAAAGCAACTTCATTAATGTTTGTTCCATCAGAGTATGCTGCATGAATTTTGCCTTCGTCTAAAGTAAAACCTGTTCCTGAAACAGTTTTAAATGTTAAAGTGTTTCCTGAATGAGTAGTTCCGTCTTTTAAAATATAAAATTTTTCTATCGAATCTGGTATAGTTACAACTCTATTACCTGCTAAAGTTCCTGTAAAACTTAATACCATATTTCTTGCATTTGAAATAGAAGCGTTAGACATAACTAAAGCAACATCTGAAGATGCCACGTTGATAGCCTCATAACCTGCAATGGCTTGTTGAACTAAATTTAAATTAGTATTTGTTTTTGTTCCCCATGTACCAGCGTTCTCACCAGTAGCCATAAGTTCTAGTTTAAGATCAGTAGAATAAGTTGAAGCCATGTGGGTATTATATCCTTTCTATGCTGCTATATCAACCTCAACCCATACGTTAGAAACAGTGGTTACATCTGTCCATGTGTTTGTTACACCTGGATCTACGTTAGACCATGCTGTTACAAGTGGCGTATTTATTGCTGTTGTTAAAGATTGTCCTGTTACACTTACTTCTTGGTTAAGATCGATAGTTACACTTCCGATTCCCGTAGATGCAGAAGTGCCTGATATGTCTACAGGAGTGTTTACATCAATTTGTTCATTACCTATTGCAAAGTTTAATAAATTAGTTGTTAATGTTACGTTTGCATCTGCTGTTGTAGTTACACTACCTGTGTCTGTTTCAAGTTCTTGTTCTGCTCCAGCAACAATAGATTGGTTTCCATCTGCTTGTATTGAATATGGACCAATTGTTGTACTTAATGCAGTTAGACCTGTAAGTGTAATATTAGCATTACCAAATGCTCCTTCATCTCCAAGATTTAAATTTAATAAATTTAAACCTGTTAAGTTTACTTCAGTATTTAAATCTACTGTTTCTACACCTGTAGTTAAATTAAGTAAGTTTAAAGATGTTAATGTTACATTAGCATCAGCTTTTGTTGTCTCTGTACCAAGTGCAGCATTAAGTTGTTGACCTGTAACAGCTACATTAACATTAGTTCCACCTAATGAAGCTATCGGAGATTGTGAGAGGGCGGTAATACCTAACACGGTTTACCTCGCAGTTACTGGGATGTTATTAGATCCTACTAAGGTTTGACCAAATGCAAGATATGCATAACTGCCTCCATCAGCATTTTTATCTATTGCAGTATTTCTCGGTTTAAAACCATTACTATAAAAATCTGCAAAAGTATAACTACTTGAACTATCTGCTGCATCAGAAAGATTTGGTTTTATTTGTTCACTAATAACATTGAAACCAGGTCTTTTATTATCCATCAGTATCCAATTAAAGTTATCATTAAAATCATATCTTCTTATAAGTACAAATGCAGGTGCAAATCCTGTATAGATAAAAGGACCCGAAGCATTTCCATTTCCTGTGTAACTTCCAAATTTTGAATAACCAGGTTTTTCTGCAAAACAATAAGCAATCATATTGTCTCCAGATTTGTTAACATCATTACCAGTTGATACAGTAAACACTGAAGAAGTAGGAGTTGTATTGTTCCAATAAGCTGAATTTGTAGGAGGATAAGTATTTAAGTCAAGTGGAAGTGACCTAGTATTTCCAGGTGAAGCATGATACATAGCCCAATTATTTGCACTACTTCTATTTTTTGTTATGACAACTTTTGGAACTGCTCCTAATCCATGACCTACAGTAGCATTAGAACCTGTTCCTGTGTAAGACACAATACTAAATCCTGCTGTTGTGTTTGCAGATACAGTTGATGTTATTGAACCATCAGTATTACTAGCTGTGCCATTAGCACCTAACCAGTTCCATGCAACATAAGTTTGTGAATTTTCATTAATTGCTCCACCATTACCCATGCTCCAACCATCACTATCAAATGATTTAAAATCATTATATGGAGAACTATCAACACTTTCTGCATTAGCATTATCTGTTTGTAATCTACGATATGCACCTCTAACTGCATCAACTACTTGATGAGATGATGTTGAACTTCGTTCTTTAACCCACAACCAATCTGGTTGAAATCCTACACCTGTTATACTTCTTGATGAAGAACCATCTCCTGTGTACCTAACTGTATTAAAATAATCTGTGTGTTTATTAATTGTAGTATAAGCCATATTATTCGTTTAACCCCTTAGTTGATAATGCTGTAAATCCAGTTGGAACATCATATTCAAATATACCAATATTACTTGCATTTGTCCCCGCACTAGATACTGCTGTTGTTCCGAAATACCCATTTCCATAATTAGCCTGCATAGCATCACCATTTAAAGGTGTAGGAGCAAAACAAAAATCTTGACCAGATGTGGTAAAACCAGAATATGCAGCATTTGTAGTAGTACCGTTAGCTATTTCTGTAATAGTTGCACTATTTTGCCAAGTTCCATTTTTAGAAAACCAAATTGTTCCCTTATCAGCATCAAAAGCAATACCAACAATATCATTTGTTGTTAATGAGTCTCCATATGTAGTATTTGTTCCATT